GTATACTATGGAACTTGCTCAAGACTTAAAAGCAATCCACGGTCTAGACGCTGAAACAGAACTTGCAAACATCCTTTCAAGTGAAATTCTTGCTGAGATTAACAGAGAAGTAGTAAGAACTATTTACTCACACGCAAAAGCGGGTGCTCAAGTAAATACAACTACTGCTGGTATCTTTGATTTAGATACAGACTCTAATGGTCGTTGGTCAGTTGAGAAGTTTAAAGGGTTATTATACCAATTAGAAAGAGACGCTAACGCTATCGGTCAATTAACAAGAAGAGGTAAAGGGAACATTATTATTTGTTCTGCTGATGTTGCTTCTGCTTTACAAATGGCTGGTGTTTTAGATTACGCTCCTGCGTTAAACTCTAACTTAAATGTTGACGATACTGGTAATACTTTTGCTGGTGTACTAAACGGTAAATTCAAAGTATATGTTGATCCATATGCAGCGAATATATCTGCTAGTCAATACTATGTTATTGGTTACAAAGGAACGTCACCTTACGATTCTGGTTTATTCTATTGCCCATATGTTCCACTACAAATGGTGAGAGCAGTTGGTCAAGACAGTTTCCAACCAAAAATTGGATTCAAAACTAGATACGGAATGGTTCAAAATCCTTTCGCTACATCAAACGGAACTGGTGCACTTGATAACTCAGGCGCAGTTGCTGCTGGTGAACAAAACTTATACTACAGACGAGTTAAAGTTACAAACATTATGTAATTTCGATTCCTCTCGAAAAATAAAGAAAGGGGCTTCGGCCCCTTTTTTTAAGCCTTTTCTGGAAAAAAGATTGTCATAGCCGCCGCCTGAGACGGAAAAGAGAACACGGTCATATGATAGTACCCCCTAAAAACTATTATAAATAGTAGTATGACAACAACAAATGTAATTTCAAGAGAGCCTTCTAAAAGTGATTATGCTAGTCCTATTCAGTTTAGATTTAAATGTACTAAACTGCCACTAGTAGAATTTTTTGTACAGAGTGCTAATATACCTGGTATATCATTAGGTTCAGCACAACAAAATACACCTTTGATTGATGTTCCTCTACCAGGTGATAAAGTAACTTTTAGTTCTTTAGATATGTCATTTCTTGTTGATGAAAATTTAAATAACTTTAAAGAAATACATGATTGGATACTTGGTTTAGGATTTCCTGATAATCACACACAGTTTCAAGATTTACAATCTGCTGGTTCAGATAGATTTCCTGGTTCTACTAGAAGTACGGCTGCAACAGGAACAAATACACCACAACCCCTAAATGAAGGTGGTATATATTCAGACGCAATACTTACAGTTTTAAATAGTAAGAATATTGCTAAAACAGAAATAAGATTTAAAAATGTTTACCCAACAAGTTTGGGTGGTTTAAATTATGATGTAAGGCTAACTGATGTAGATTACATAAGTGCTACAGTTAGTTTTAATTATACAAGTTACGAAATAGTACAAATTTCTACTACATAGTAGAAAAAATATAGGATGGTATATTATGACGACAGCGTTTTGCTTTGGTAACGGTAATTCTCGCAAAGGTCTAAATCTAGACGACTTCAAAAAATACGGAACAGTAATAGGTTGTAATGCAATCTATCGTGATTTTACACCAGATATTCTTGTAGCATTAGACTCACGAATAGGTCACGAAATATATCGGTCAGGATATGCACATAAACATACTTGTTATCTAGGATATTGGACACCTGTGCCAATATTTGTTGCAAAAGAAATGTTAAAAACTATGGCAGATAAAACTGATATAGTTTGGAATAATAGTGAACAAGTAGTATATCATGGTGCTGATGGAGTGTTTACACTTACAAAAGGACACAATCTAGGTATAACTTACATCACAGGTGTATCACATCCTGATAAAGTAAAAGATATAGAGCCAGATGTAGATGGCTTTGCATATGCAACAGGTTCAAGAAGTATTCATCTTGCTTGTGAGTTGGGTGCAAAACAAGTATATATTATCGGTCATGATTTATATAGTTTAGATAATAAGATAAACAATGTTTATGCTGGTACAAATGGTTATGCTGAAAAGAATGCTAATTATGCCAGACCTGATAATCCAGATGAAACATTTAATTGGATATTACAACATAAAAATACATTTAATAAGTTTAAAGATGTTCAGTTTTACAAAGTAAACCTAAACACTATTGGTACATCAGCAATAGATTGTGAAATAGACGAATGGAAAGATTGTGATAATCTTACTTATATAACACAAAAAGAAATGGTCAAAAGCCTTGACAAAACAACCGAAAGATGATATAATACCATTATGACACTAGAAGAATTACAACAACAGGTAGACAAGGATTTTAAGCTTGATGATACGGAGTTAGATACCGAATCAGTTAAGATACCTTTATTACATAACAAATATTTACAACACTTTAATAAGTTTTCTTTATTATTAAAGAAGGCTGAATACGATTATAACATTTTAAAAAGACATAAATGGGAATACTATACAGGCAAATCAGACCCATCGGTATATGTAGAGAAGCCTTTTGATTTAAAAATATTAAAAGCAGACGTACATATCTATATGGATTCAGATGAAGAATTACAAAAGGCAGACCAGAAAGCTGCATACCTAAAACAAGTTACAACTTACCTTGAACAGGTTTTAAGAAGTATTAACAATAGAACATTTTTAATTAAAAACGCAATAGAGTGGAAAAAATTTACAAGTGGAGCAATCTAAAACATTTTTAGGTTGCGTTGGGTTTGGTCATGTTCACGGAAGTTGGATATGGCATATGTATGTTGTAAGAGGAAAACATTGTTATAATATTCCTTTAATTTATCCTTTATATTATATCATGCATTTTCTATATCAAAGAAGTATAAAAAGAAACTTGGAGACTTATGGAACATCAAAAAATATTCGCAACTAATATATTCTTATTAGATAATTTTATCCCACAAGTAACAGCCACAGAGGTATCAACGATACTTACTATGAAAAAGTATATTAGTGAGTTGTGGTCAGAAAGAGATTATGATAATAACTGGCAAACAAAATCAGCAGACTTACATAAGAAAAAAGAGTTTAAGCATTTCTCAGATTTGATTGTAAAGACTGGTAAAGATATATGCAACACTTTAGGTTATGATGTTGATGATTTGATTATTACTGATATGTGGGCAAATGTCTTAAAGAATAATGAACATCATCCTGTTCATACACACTCAAATAATTTTTTAAGTGGTACATATTATTTACAATCAGACCAAGGTGCTAGTATTGTCTTTCATGATCCTAGACCTGCAGCTGATGTCATAGTGCCAAGAAAGAAAGAAAAGAATACTTTAAATTCTAGTCTATTAAGTTATGCCTCTAAAACAAATAGAGCAATATTTTTTCCTGCGTGGTTACCACATTGGGTTCAACAAAATAAGTCAAATAATAAACGTATAAGTATAGCTTGGAATATGCAAGTGAAAGGACAAGTAGGTGAACATCATGAGTTCCAATCAGCCGATTTCTAAAGACAAAGTTTATAATTACATATATTATTATCCACAAGTATTAGGCCCAGCAGCTTGTGATAATATTATTGAACACTACAACAAAGATACTTTTAAAGGGTGGAAAACTTCTACCTTTTCAACTGCTACTAAAAATTTAGGCACATCTAAAGTTGATATGAAAGAGTTTTGGATAGGACCACAAATGTTTGGTTATAAAACTATACAACAAGGATTTGAGACAGCAGTAAACGATTATATATCAATACACAATAAAATTAAAATACAAGAATACACACATTTTAGAATTAACTGCTACGAAACAGGCGGGTTTATGAAAGAGCATATAGATAATATTCATCATAGTCATGGTCAAAAAACTGGTTATCCTCATCTAACATCTTTAATATTTTTAAATGATGACTACGAGGGTGGTGAGTTTGTATTATGTGGTGAGCCTTTAGAAAAGAAAAAAGGTTCTGCTGTTGTCTTCCCATCTAACTTTATGTTTCCACATGAAGTTCAAAAAGTTACAAGTGGCAATAGATATAGCATAATGACATGGATACTTTAATAATAGAAAAGAAAAACGAAGTTTACATAACGGTTGATTGTGACCCTAATGTACAAAGAGAGTTATCGGAGTTTTTTACTTTCTATGTACCAGGTTATAAGTTTATGCCTGCCTTTCGTAATCGTATGTGGGATGGTAAGATACGATTATTTTCACAAAAAACAAAAGAGATATACTTTGGTTTGTATCCATATATCAGAGCCTTTGCTGAAGAAAGAGATTATAAAATTGTAACAGGTAAAGATGTTGAGGTTGACAACAAAGTAAATAAAGATGTTGTTGCTAAGTTTTCTAATAGTCTAGGTCAAAAGTTTGAAGCAAGAGATTATCAAATAGACGCCATTTATCATAGTCTTAAATTTAATCGTGCTTTGTTATTAAGTCCTACAGCCTCTGGTAAATCGTTCATCATATATTCGTTAATAAGATACTATTCTCATTTAATTAAAGATACCCCTAACAATCGAATATTATTGATTGTACCGACAACCTCGTTAGTTGAGCAGATGTATTCTGACTTTCAATCATACGGTTGGAATGTAAAGAAAAATTGTCATAGATTGTATAGTGGATACTCTAATCAGACAGACAAAAAAGTATTAATATCCACATGGCAGAGTTTATATAAGTTGCCGAAAAAATATTTTGAGCAATTTGGTTGTGTCTTTGGTGATGAAGCTCATTTATTTAAATCTAAATCACTTACAGAGATTATGACTAAACTTGAAGATTGTAAATATCGTATTGGTCTTACTGGTACATTAGATGGTGCTCAGACACACAAACTAGTGTTAGAAGGATTGTTTGGTGCTGTAAACAAAGTTACATCTACAAGAAAACTTATGGACAAACAACAACTATCTAATTTGGTTGTTCGTTGCCTAATCTTAAAACATACAGTAGAAAATAGCAAAATAGTTGCAAGTGGTAAATATCAAGATGAAATAGATTATCTTGTAAGTAGCAAATCAAGACAAAATTTTATTCGTAATCTAGCACTTAAATTAAAAGGTAATACTTTAGTTTTATTTCAGTTAGTAGAGAAACATGGTAAAAATTTACATGAGATAATAAAAGAAAAGGCTGATGATGGCCGAAAAGTTTTTTATATTTTTGGTGGTGTTGAAGCAGATGAAAGAGAATCTATTAGAGGGATTGTAGAGAGAGAAAAGAATGCTATTATTGTTGCAAGTTATGGAACATTTAGTACTGGTGTTAATATAAAAAATTTACACAATATTATCTTTGCTAGTCCTTCTAAAAGTAGAATAAGAAATTTACAAAGTATAGGCCGTGGTTTAAGATTAGGCGATAATAAAGTTAATGCTACTTTATATGATATAGCCGATGACTTAACTTATAAATCAAAAGAAAACTTTACATTAAAACATTTTCAAGAAAGGATAAACATCTATACTGAGGAAGAGTTTGAGTATGAAATGCATAATATCGACTTGAAAGAATAGATAAATAGTTATATGGATAAATTAATAAACAAAGCACCAAACGATTTAACAGATTATAGAATAGTTAAATTGTCAGACGGTAGTACATTAGTTGGTAGCATTTCTTTAGATAAAGAGTTTTTACGAATACAAAATCCCTTACAACTAATCACAACACCAAGAATGACTGAACACGGACTAAAAGATGATAACACTTTAGCACCTTGGGTGCCATTTACAAATGATAAAATGTTTGTTATTCCCAAAGAAAAGGTAATGGTAATTTCAAGAGCTGCAAAAGAATTAGCAAATTACTATGATGTTATCTTAACTAAACTTCAACAAACAAAAGTGAAAGCTGCTTATACTCCTCAAGAAATTAATAAGATAATGGAAATTGCTGAACAATTAGATGATGAAATGAGACAAAGGGAAGAAGAGGAAAGCCTACTATATGATGAAACTATTACAAAGACTATACATTAGCTATAGCTTATCCCCTGGCGACTACATAGTCGATTATACACACATTCCTAGGATTGTCAAGCAACTGTCAGGAATAAATTTAAACCAAAAAAACTTGTAGAAAGGCTTGCATTAAAATACAAAATGTAGTATAATGATTTTATGAAAAAAGCAAAAGAAAAACCACATTATGTAGATAATAAAAAGTTTCTAGAAGCGATGATAGAATATCGGGACAAATGTGAGAAAGCAGAAAAGCAAGGAAGAAAAAAACCAGAAGTTACCAATTACATTGGTGAATGTTTTTTAAAGATTGCTAATCACTTATCTTACCGACCCAACTTTATTAACTACACCTTTAGAGACGATATGATTAGTGATGGTATTGAAAACTGTTTACAGTATATGAACAATTTTAATCCAGATAAAAGTAAAAATCCATTTGCATATTTTACACAAATAATTTACTACGCATTTATTAGAAGAATACAGAAAGAAAAAAAACAAATACAAATAAAATCTAAACTAATAGCTAATGCAGGTGTTGAAAATATGATGGATCAATTACAAGGGGATGACCAACAATATCAAAGTCAATTATTAGACTACTTACAAAAAAATTTAAAAGAATAAAAACTATATGAAGATAGCCTTACTGAATGATACACATTTTGGAGCCAGAAACGATAGTTTAATTTTTGATGATTACTTTTTTAAGTTTTACGAAGATATATTCTTTCCGTACTTAAAAGAACATAACATCAAAACATTAATACATCTAGGTGATATAGTTGATAGAAGAAAATTTATCAACTTTAGAATAGCAAATAACTTTAGACATAAGTTTATGAATAGATTATGGCAAGACAAAATTGATACACACATACTTATAGGTAATCATGATATCTATTATCGTAATACAAACAAAGTAAATGCTGTTCAAGAACTGTGTACAGCACCTGATGGTATAAACGAGCCATTTATTTATGAAGAACCTAAAGTTGTAGATTTTGATGGCACTAAGATTTTAATGTGTCCTTGGATTAATCCAGAAAATGAAGCACACTCGTTACAAATGTTGAACACAGCAGAAGCAGATATATGCATGGGTCATTTTGACTTAAATGGTTTCAGAATGATGGACACTATGGTACAAACACACGGCTATGATAAATCAATTGTATCAAGATTTGAAAAAACTTATAGTGGTCATTTTCACCATAAGAATGATGACGGTCAAGTATATTATTTAGGCAGTCAATATGAAATGACATGGTCAGACTATAATAATCAAAAAGGTTTTCATGTATTTGATACTGAAACAAGAGATATAGAGTTTATACCTAATCCATATACCATATTTAAAAAACTTATGTATGATGATACTAAAACAAATTACGATAAGTTTGATATAACAGATTATAACCAAAAGTTTATTAAGTTAGTAGTTGTTAATAAAAAAGATAATCAAATGTTTGATAGACTACTTGATAGAATGTACAAGGATATAAGTGTACATGAATTAAAAATATTAGAAGATTATTCTGACTTGAGCCATACCAATGTAAGTGATGATGTGGTAGAAGGATCCGAAGATACAATCACACTAGTTAATAATTATGTTGACCAGTTGCCAGTTGATTTAGATAAAGACAAACTAAAAGTTATGATTAAAGAAATGTATGTTGAAGCCCAAGATACAGAGGTTACAGAATGATATCTAATCCAAGTTTAAGAAAGGCCAAAATAGATGGTATGTCTTATGAGAAAAGATTTGAATTATTTTGTAATTCAAAAAATGTAGGTAGTATTTACCATAGTAGATGGTCAAAAAGTGGTACAGGTTCTTTTGATGAAGATAATAAAATACTAGTCAAAGACTTTCCTTATGAAAGTATTTATCCAGGTAGTATGTGTAAAACAGAGTTTGTATTAATATTGAATGATAGAAGAATAAGAATAGAATTTAAATCGCAAGAAAAAGCAGGTTCAGTAGATGAAAAAATACCATATCTATTAGAGAATGTAAGATACAAGTTTCCAGAGTATGAAGTTATACTAGCAATACTTGGTGATGGATGGCGACCAGGTATAAAAGAATATATAGCCACACAAAAATTTAAACATAAAAAGGTTTCAATCTTTTATGATTATGATGAATTAGAAGGATATGTGAATGATATTATTTCGAAAAGTAAGATATAAAAACTTTTTAAGTACAGGTCAACAATTTATAGAAATAGAATTAGATAAGTCTAGCACCACATTAGTTGTAGGTGAAAATGGTGCAGGTAAATCTACAATGTTAGACGCTTTGTGTTTCGGATTGTTTCAAAGACCATTTAGAAATATTAAGAAAGACCAGTTAATTAATTCTATTAATGAAAAAGAATGTATTGTTGAAGTTGAGTTTACAGTAGGTCAAAAAGATTATAAGATTATAAGAGGTATCAAACCTAATACCTTTGAGATATGGTGTGATGGTGATATGTTAAATCAAGACGCAGCTCAAAGAGATTATCAAAAACATCTAGAACAACAAATACTCAAACTAAACTTTCGGTCATTTACACAGGTCGTAATATTAGGTAATGCTTCATTTGTACCATTTATGCAATTACGAGCAAGACACAGACGACAAGTGGTAGAAGAAATATTAGATATAGAAATATTTTCTAAAATGAATTTATTGTTTAGAGAAAAACAAAAGAATCAAGATGAATTAATTAAACAAACAGACTTTAATTATCAGTTAGTTGATACTAAGATTGAAGATAAGAAAAAATATATTGATGATATTAGTAATCGTAGTAAAGATTTAGCAGACTCTAAAAAGGCAGAGTTGAATAAGTCTATAACTGATATTGCAAACTATGAAGAAGATATAAAAAAAGTCAGAGTTGGTATTGCTGAATTACAGAAACAAGTAATTGATGAAGCTAAAGTAAATGACAAACATAAAAAACTTCATAACATGGAAGCAAAGTTAGAGAATACTTGTAGTAAACATAAAAAAGATTTAAGTTTCTTTCAATCACATGATGATTGTCCTACTTGTCAACAATCAATTGACGAAGCATTTAAATCAACAATGATTAGTAAAAAGGCAGAGAAGGTACAAGAGTTAGAGATTGCACTTGGTCAAATAGAAACAGAAATCAAAACAAGTGAAATGAAACTAGATACTATTAATAAAACAATGGTAGCAATTAGAGAAAAAGAGTTATTGATTAATCGTTATGAAACATCTATTGAAGAAATCAAAAAACAAACAATTAGATTGGGTCAAGAAATTGCAGAGTTGCAAGACGAGAAAGTATCTACAGCCGAACAAACAGGCGAGTTAAATCAATTAAGAGAAAGAATAACAGAGTTAGAAAAAGATAAGTTAGAACAAAAAAATGAAATGATTTATATAGATACGGCTAGACACCTAATGCAAGATACAGGTATCAAGACAAAAATAATTAAACAGTATCTACCAATTATGAATCAATTAATTAATAAGAATCTAGCAGATATGGACTTCTTTGTTAATTTTAGTTTAGATGAAGAATTTAATGAAACTATTAAATCTAGACATAGAGACGAATTTAATTATCACTCATTTAGTGAGGGTGAAAAATTAAGAATAGATTTAGCAATATTATTTACATGGCGAGAAATTGCTAAACTTAAAAACAGTACAAATACAAATCTATTAATACTAGATGAAATATTTGATAGTTCACTAGACAGCTCAGGCACAGATGAGTTCATGAGAATATTATATACGACCATGGCAAAAGAAAATGTATTTGTTATATCTCATAAAGGCGATACTCTTATTGATAAGTTCCCAAGAGTAATGAAGTTTGAGAAACATAAAAACTTTACAAGGATGGCAGAATAATGGCAGAGAAACTAACACCAGAAAAAATAGAAGAGGCAGCAAAACACTATGAAAATATTACTAGTGGAAAAACACCTATTCTAGATAAAGAACAAGGTCTTTTAAAAGAACAACAACCTATTTTAGATAGTCAATCAAAACCTTTAAGAGATATGCATGAACACTTAAAGAAAAAAGACCCTAACGCATATCCACTAATACCACCTACTGACCCTAGGTTGTTAATGAAGATAGCACCATATACAGACGATATGTTAAAAGAGTTTAAGATTGAAGATAGAAAAGACTTATCTAAAAAAATGTATAACAGTATGGTAAAATATGGTGGTATAGGTTTATCTTGCAATCAAGTAGGCCTACCGTTTCGTATGTTTGTTATGGGCGGACATCCGCAGATAGAAGATGGTAAAGTACGAAACTGTTTTAATCCACTTATTAAAGATATGAGCGAAGAAACCATTAATATGAAAGAAGGTTGCTTATCTTTTCCTTTTTTATTCTTAATGATTAATAGACCTAAATGGGTAAATGTGCAATACTCAGATGAGAATGGTGAAACAGTTGAAGAATATTTACATGGTATGTCAGCAAGAATATTTCAACATGAGAACGAACACATGAATGGATATGTTTTTACAGACCTAGTAAGTAAGATGAAACTAGAAAGAGGCAAAAAAGCACAAGCCAAATTAATTAAACAAACTATTAGACGACAACAACAAAGTTTGAGAAATGAAGTTAAAGCAAAAGCTATTGAAGTGTAAAGAAAAGGCAGATAAAAAAGCACTAAGAGAACCTAGAACAGGTCGTGATGTAAGAGAAAGACTTGTATGGGAAAGGTTAAGAAAAATATTAATGGTAAGATATGATTATCAGTAGAGACATAGTTGAGAGTATAATAGATGTTGGTAGTGGTTTCTTTTTAGCCATTATAATACAACTAACAATATTTCCTTTTTTTGATTTACATCCTACAATATTTGAGAATTTTCAAATTGCACTAATATTTACTATGGTGTCAATGACAAGGTCAGCATTATGGCGAAGATTTTTTAGAAAGAGAAAACAATGAAAACGATTAAAGATAGAGTTGACAATTTTTTTAAATGGGTCAAAGGCACAGAGTTAGTTGAATTAACTAATATAGATGTCAATGAGGATCCTGTAAGACCAGAGTTAGATTTAGAATGGCGTTTATTTGCCAAAAGAAAAATCTATGGTTTAAAATATGAAGATAATATTGAAGCAATTGTTTGTGTTGCATATACTAATGAAGTTCCTACTACTGTTAAAGAACTAGATTATATGAGCCAAGTTGCTTGTCAAGACGGACAATTTGGTAGTGTTGCTGTTGCATATACAGTATGGTCTAGAAAAAGAGGTGCAGGTAGAGAAATCATTAATAAGTTGTTAGAGTTTGTAAAAGAGAAACCATATATAAAACAACTTGTAACTTTATCACCATTAACGCCTATGGCTACTCACTTTCATATGAAAAATGGTGCTAAGTTAATTAGTATAAACCCTACAACACAGAATTTTGAGTATCAATGGTCGGTTCATTAATGGCAATTGACCCAAAAGAATATGAAAATTTAAAAGAGTATTACGACTTTCAAAGAAAAAAAGAATACAATAGAGAACAGTTAAGAACTGCTATTGCTGAAATGGAAGAAAGAGTAGGATTAACCATGTCTTTTGATGAGATATGGAGTAGAATAGAAGAAAAAGACTACCAAGAAGCGCCTAACAATTGGATACCCAAAGATGATAAATGGCGAATAAATGGAAAGGAATAAAATGACTAGACCTATAATGAAAGAGTTGGCACTAGAGCCATACTCAGATACCTCTATACTTAATAGTGTAGCTGCAAATCTAGATAATTTAGATATGGCAAAAGTAAAAACAAAATATGCAAAGACTGGTTGGGATGCTATATCTCTACACGGATATGGACCTGAACCAACTGATATACTAAAACCTGGTGTACTAAAGAGTTCAGTAAAGACAGAGCAAAAACTACAATGGACATCTTTGAAAGATACTAGTATTATGAAACCTATTTTAGATATGCTCGACAAACTACCATGTGAGTTTGAGAGAGTTAGATTTATGAGACTAGAGGCAGGTAAAGTTATTGGTAAACATACAGACAAAATAGATAAAGAGATTGGTTTTGATGATGGTGATATTATTAGAATACATATGCCAATTAGAACAAATGACAATGTGGTGTTTACTTTATACGAAAGCACAAAAGATAAAGACGGCACAGAGTATAACTTAAAAACTGGTCATTATTATTATACCGATGTTACAAAAGCTCATGCTGTTAGAAATACTAGTGATGTTGACAGAATACATTTGGTTGCCGATTGCTACTCTAATGAAAAGATGAGGGCTTTACTTAATTAACAATCTATGATATAATATACATTATGAATCATGCCAAAGAAACAGACTTTGAATCAGTAAAAGAAATCTTTTATCAACATAAGAAATGGTTTCCTCATATTCGTACAGATTACATGAAACGAGAAATCGCAAAAGGTAATCTTATATACGATAATGATGTTGTTATTACATATAAGTTTTATAAAAGAAAACAAAGAATAGGCGATGTACTTGCACAACAAGGCGATTGTGTCTTACATCAAATCGCAGCTAAACATAAAAATGGTTCAGCAAGCACGGCACTACAAAACTTCTTTGAGTTTGTAAAACCAAGACGAGTATTTTTAAGTGTTCGTAGTGATAACGAAATAGCAAAGAAGTTCTATGTTAAAAACAATATGAAACTAGTCGGCTCAACAACATGGGCAAAAGGCACACTACCAGGAGATGTTTACTTATATGACAGATGATATATTACAAGAGGTACATGATACTTGGAAGACCAGAGGTTTTCCTTATTATCCTACAAATAAAAAATGGCGTGATGAGATATTTAATCAATTAGTAAACTTTAGACGAGACACACTTATTGATAGAAAGAATAAAATCATAGGTCAATCAGCACACGGTCTTAATCTTGCATGGTCGTATATGGAACACGCATGGGGAATCAAGTGTGGTAAAATGAAAACACCTATGGAAATATGGGATGATGAAGAACATCTTAAAAAAGGATTAAATAAAATACTATCAGGCACTTTCTTTCAAAAGAAATCTGCTCATATGATTACAGAGTCAGATATGCGTTCTATGTTAAGACGATATAGTGGCACTCAAATGGTTTCTAATTTTAGACCTACTGCAGCTGCAGCCTTATATGATGTATTCGTAGATAAAGATAGTCCACTTGAAGGCACAACAGCAGGTACAGTATGGGATCCATCTATGGGTTATGGTGGTCGATTACTTGGTGCGATTGCAGCTGGGGTAAACTACATTGGTACTGACCCTTGCATTCCTACATATAAAGGACTATCAGAGATTTGCACAACTTTTGGCAACACACATAATAACTATCATCTTTACAGACAAGGTAGTGAAACATTTATACCAGATGATGAAAGTTTAGATTTTGTATTTACAAGTCCACCTTATTTTGGTTGGGAAGCATACGGTGATGAACCAGAACAATCAAGTATTAAGTTCGATACATCAGAAGCATGGAAAGAGAAGTTTCTAAAACAGACGATTGCCAACGCATACAAGGGGCTTAAGAAGGGTAAATATCTTGCTTTGAATGTTGCGAACACAAAACAGTATAAAACCTTTGAGGAAGATACTGTATCGTTAGCTGAAGATGTGGGTTTCTTTCATGCCGATACATGGTGGTTGTCTTTGAGTACTCAACAAGGGGGCTCTGCCGTATCTACACTAGATGGTGAGACTACTGAAACAAAACAAAAACAACAATATATGGGTCAATACGAGAGACCTAATATCTCAGGTCGTAAATTTGAACCCACTTTTATCTTTAAAAAGTAGAACAAAATAAGAACATATCTGTGCTGACAACTTGTCGCACTCTAAACCCTTGAAAAACAAGGGAAATTATTCCAATAAAAAGTGGTAAATATGCTTGACTTTTAGTCCGTTTTCATGTAGCATAGCAGTATGTTAAAAAGATTAACAATATCAATAGTTTATTTATTCCACAAAAAAGTGGATAATATGCTTGACTTATATGCCAATCTGTAGTAGCATAGCACTATATTATGAAAAACATGAAAACAAACAAAATTAATAACAACGCCAAATCGTATCTTGCAAAATTACTTGCTACTGAAAATATATCAGTAGAACACAAAAAAGTTAAAACTGCTTATTTTGATGTAAAATCTAGATTACTTGTTTTACCTATATGGAAAGACATGAATGAAGATATTACAGACTTGTTAATTGCACATGAAGTTGGCCATGCATTATTTACCCCACAATCTGGTTGGGAAGATTCTATTATAAAAAGAAAAATACCAAAGTCATTCTTAAATGTTATTGAGGATGCTCGTATTGAAAAACTAATCAAAAGAAAATATCCTGGTTTATCACAATCTTTTATCAGAGGCTACAGAGACCTTATTAATAATAACTTCTTTGGCACTAAAGATAAAGACCTAGACAATATGCTTCTTATTGATAGATTAAATATTCATTTTAAATCTTCTCATGTAGAAAGTCCTATTACATTTACCGATACTTATGAAAATGATGTAGTTTCTAGAATGGAAAAGTTAGAGACTTTTGAAGATGTAATTAATCTTGCTGACGAATTATCAAAATACTGTAAAGAAGAACAAGAACAAAAAGAACAAGAAATGCAAACTAATGGTTTTGATGACCATGATTTTGATGATTTCGATAATGATGATTTTGACCAAGACGGTGATAATGATTCCGATTCCTCAGATGATGAAGAAGAAGAAAAGTCTGGCTCTAAACCAGATGATACCGAGGGTGATGATGATTCAAAAGATAGTGAAGAACAAGAATCTGGTAATCAATCTGAAAAACCATCTTCTGGTACACAATCAGAACAAGAACTAAAAGGTGAAAAATCAAAACCTGTTGCACCACCTGAAGAAGTTTCTGCTGAGACAGACCAATCTTGGGAAGACAAAAAAGAAAATTTACTAGACCCTAAATCTAAAAACAATGAGTATATCAATATTCATAATTACAAAAATGTTAATGATTATATTGTTGACTATAAAACTGTACTATCAGATTTTGATAGAGTTTTCAGAAAACCTTACAAAGAAGAAACTAAAGATACATCAGCACAAAATGCTATATCTAAAATGATTTCTAAATACAGACAATTCAATAAAGACCAATCTAAAAAAGTTAGTTACATGGTTAAAGAGTATGAGATGAAAAAGGCTGCTGCCGCTTACTCTAGAACTAAACAAGACAAATCTGGTATTATTGACCCACTTAAATTACATAGTTACAAATACAATGATGATATATTCAAAAGAATGGCTATCACACCTGATGGCAAAAATCATGGTATGATGATGTTTATTGATTGGTCAGGTAGTATGCAAGATAAGATGACGCCTACTATTCATCAATTAATGAACCTTACAATGTTTTGTCAAAAAGTAAATATACCTTTTGAAGTATATGCTTTCAGTAATGACTCTTACAATAAATGGGATAGAGAATCTAAGTACACAACACCAAAAGGCAAATCACATCCTAAATATGAAGATGGCGATATTACAGTTGATGAAAGATTGTCTCTATTAAATTTTGTATCTTCAAGAATGAATGCTAAAGAATATGAAAAAGGTATGATTAACTTATTCATGCTTTCTGAAAGATATGATTACACATATTATTCTAGAAGAAGAATGTATAATATGGATAGTGAAGAATTTAATAAGTTTCAAGAAAGGAATGATTATCTAAATGCTTTACCTCACGAACCTTCTGGTTATGGTTTGGCTTCTACACCACTAAATGATTGTATCATGGCTTCTATGCCGATGGTTAATGCTTTCAGAAAAAGATATGCTATTGATAAAATGAATACAATCTTTTTAACAGACGGATCAAGTGATGGTAATGATAGATATGTTACTTTTAATCCTACTGTTGATGAAAAAGAATTAAGATATATGACTAAACAACCAGGCGGTTATTATATCTCTAATACTCATTATGACAATAATCTAGTGTTAAGAGATACTAAAACTAAAAAAGAATATATGACTAGTTACAGAGACATGACCGATAGTTTACTAGACGCTTTGAGACAAAGAACTGGTACTAAAGTATTAGGTTTCTATATTGCAAGTGGTAAAAAACTTGATAGATATACTTTAGAGAAATACTTCCCTACATATTCTTTTGATAAAAAACAAAAAGTATTTGATAGAAAAAAAGTAATGGCAGAATACAGAAAAAATAAATGTTTAGTTGTTAAACATAATTCTGCTTATGATGAATTTTATCTCCTTGCTGGGGGTAACTTGCAAGTATCAGATGGTCAAATGGCGACACCATCTGAAAACGCTAAAAAGAGTGAAATAAAAAGACTATTCACATCTACTTTAAAAGAAAATAAAGATAGTAGAGTTGTCTTAAATAAATTTATTTCGCAAGTCGCTTAATTGAAAGGAAACTATATAATGGATAATACATCTAAAATATCACTAACACCAGCTCAAGAAGCATTTGTTAAAATGGCAAATGAAGAAGGGTTCACTACCGAAATTACTAGAAAGGATATTATATCCCTTCAAACTAAACACGGCATCACCAAACCTGCTTGGTTGATGAAGAACCAATCTTATAGATTGGGCAGAGGCGGTTATGCTCTACCTACGATAGGGCAAGTTGCTGAGTCTACCACTACCGAATCTGATAGTGAGTAATCAAAAAAATCAAAATATGGGGGTTTTTTACCCCCATATTCAAGAAATAGAACAAAACAAGAACAAAGAAAATGGAAAAAGCGCAGAAAATAAGAGGAAAAAAATGGTAAATGTGCTTGACTTTTATGCTATAATAGTGTAGCATATACTTATATTATGAAAAAACGAAAGGTGAAAATGACTACATTAAATCAAGACCAATTAAATCAAGTTGAATTGTTATATAAACATTACAAAAAAACTGATTTGACTAGGTCAGAAATAAATGATTTTGTTAAGAGTGGCAAAATCAAAAATCCAAGTTGGTTAAAACAAGACCAATACAAAGTTGCTAGGGGAGTTTATGCTTTACCTGTTGACGGCAACGATATTTCTTCGCAAGTAAAAGAAGAAATACTTTCCGAATTACCTAAAACTGAAAAGGCACCTGTTACTGAAACAGTTAGTCAGGCTGCATTTATTGTTTCAAGTTTAACTGGTGATATCGTACCTACTAAAGATCCTGTATTCGTACCTTGGGGATATTTTAAAGATATCAAATCAATTGTTTCTAGTAAACAATTTTATCCTATCTTTATTACTGGTCTCTCTGGTAACGGTAAGACAATGAACGTATCTCAGGCTTGTGCTCAGGCTAAAAGAGAATGTATCAGAGTCAATATCACAATCGAAACCGATGAAGATGATTTACTCGGTGGTTATAGATTGCAAGAAGGTCAAACTGTTTGGCAGAATGGTCCTGTAATCGAGGCAATGGAGAGGGGTGCTATTCTTCTTCTTGATGAGATTGACCTTGCGTCTAACAAGATTATGTGTTTACAACCTATTCTTGAAGGTAACGGTGTCTTCCTTAAAAAGATTAACAAGTTTATTAAACCTGCACCAGGGTTTAATGTGATTGCTACTGCCAATACTAAAGGGCAAGGTTCTAATGATGGTAAATTCATTGGTACTAATATTCTTAACGAGGCATTCCTTGAAAGATTCCCTATTACTGTTGAACAGGCATATCCTACAAATAAGATTGAAAGTAAAATCTTATTAAATGTAATGTCCGAAAAAGGTCTTACTAAAAAAGATGATACAAAGTTTGCCGATAATCTAATTACTTGGGCAGACATTATCAGAAAAACCTTTTACGAGGGCGGTGTAGATGAGATTATATCTACTAGACGTTTAGTTCATATTGTAGAAGCCTATACCATCTTTAAAAACAAGATGAAGGCGATTGAAATGTGTACTAATAGATTTGATGTTGATACTAAAACATCATTTATGGATTTATATTCCAAAATTGATGGGGGCCAAGATGTCTCTAGTTGGAATAGTCCTGTTCTAGATGATGAACAAGATTCCGATGATAGTGAGGAAGATAACCCAGGTTATTAAAAATCTATCTCATAATGTAGTCGAGTGGCACCTTCGGGTGCCACTTCCTTACAGGCTTGACAAAATTTTTAAAATAGTGTATAATAAGACAAATGAAAAACAAAACTAAAAAATTTAAATCTGATGAACCAGAGATACCATTTACTTTTGATTTTTATTTAATTTATTGGGAGGACATTCAGAGTGATAGTGGTTGGAGAACATTGAAAGATATACAAGAATCTAAACCTGCCATTTGTGTTTCAACTGGATGGTTAGTTAGAAAGGATGCTAAAGTTCATATTTTAATGTCCGATTATAATTATGATGAAAAAGGTGACTTAGGTGATGGTGGTAATACAACTGTCATTCCTACAAAAAACGTAATAACAAAATATAAGATAGCAGATTTATAATGACAATAGAAGTACAAGTAAGAAATAACAATGTCGAAAAGGCTATGAGAGTTTTAAAAAAGAAACTACTTAAAGACGGCATGATGAGAGAATTAAAAGAACGTCAATACTATTCCAAACCTTCTCATGTAAAAAGAGAAGCAAAGAAACAACAGGTTAGACGTTTCAAAAAAGAACAAAAACTAAAAGCTTTAAGAGAAGGTTTTTAAAAGAATTACTTGATATGAATATGTTGCCCATATCAAATAATGTAATAATAATGGCAACAAAGACTTGAAGGAGTTGATTTATTATGGGTAGAAAAGCCTTAACAAAAAAAGAAAAAGTATTAAACTTATTATCAAGTGGCAAAGCAGTTGCTTGGACTACATTGAGAAATAAGTTTGATTTAACATCACCGAGAGCGATGGTGGATCAATTAAGAACAGAGGGACATATGGTGTATATCAATCAAACATCAAATGGAACTTCGTATCGTCTAGGTACACCTACTAAAGCTATTTTAGCTGCAGGCGTTCAAAAAGTGTTAAAAGGTAACACTTCTGAAATCGTTGCTGCTGGTATCAGAGCTTTATACGGTAAACAAAAATACGCTTACTCTAATCAGTAAGAGTATTTTATCGTATAAATAGTAATGTCTAGGCAGTTCGTAAGTCCTGACATTAGAGGTAGAGTGTCTTCCGCAAAGACACCATTTTGGGTTATGCCGTTTTCCCGAGACAAAAAAACGGCACTTTTAGTATAAGGGCTTGTAATTTTTAAAAGAGTTCTTATATAAATAATTGTGATACGCTCAATTAAGAGGTATCATTTAGATTAACTTGCTTAATAAAAGGAGAAAAAAATGACAAGACTATCTATATGGAACGATTTACGTCCATTCTCAGTAGGTTTTGATGACCTATTTGACCACTTTAATAATACATTAGAGTACACGGTTAAACAACCAACATCATACCCACCTTATAACATTAACAAAGTAGATGATTTAAATTATCAGATTGAAATGGCACTTGCTGGTTTCAGTAAAAAAGATATTGAGATTAAATCTGCTGACAGCCAATTGACAATTAAGTCAGTTGAGAATGATGATAAGGAGAAAAAGGAAACTCTACACAGAGGTATTTCAAAAAGAAAATTTAGTAGAACATTTACTTTGGCAGATGATATCAAAGTTAATGGTGCTGAATTAAAAGATGGAATGCTTTTGATTGATTTAGAGAAAATCGTACCAGAGGAAAAGAAACCTCGAACAATTGACATCAAGTAATTGATTCAATAGATAGGGGGC